AAATACTTGCGTGACCTCAACACCATGAACAGCGTAGGTGATCCTGTATCACACGGCGTAGCCTTGGCGTACGACAACGCATTCAACATGATCGACGGGGTAGCTAATCAACTGTACCGCGAAGGTATAGAACAGGAGAACTCAGATGCCTGATCCAGAACTGTTTAACTTAATGCTAGGCTTAAGCATAGGGTACATCATTGGGTTGCTTGTCGCAGTATGGAACGGCGACGCTTGACACCCAGTAAAATACATGCTATACTATTACTATAGAGTTAACTTAGAAGATAAACATAATCATATAACTTATTATAGTTTTAACTTTTAAGTCTCTTTAAAGAGGATCTTATGACAACTGCAAAGACGCACCAAAGTTGCCACGACTGTGGGCATCACAAATGTTTGACCGTTAACGAGGACGGATCATCGTACTGTTTCTCATGCGGTAAGCGTAGCAAGTCTGACGCTGGCTGGCAGGGTGTAACATACGAGCACCGCCCCGAAACCAAGAAGCAATTCAACGCTAAGCTACTGACAGGTAAGTACAGTGCCATCATTGACAGACGCATACAAAAAGAAACAGCAGAGAAGTACAGTGCTATTGTCGATGGTGATCGTGTGTTGTTTGGTTACTACGATGAAGGCAACGAACCCGTCGCAGCTAAGGTACGCTACCCTGATAAACGTTTCGTCACGGAGGGTGACTGGACAAAGGGCAGACTGTTCGGGCAGCAACTGTTCAGTGCAGGTGGACGTTACATCACCATAACTGAGGGCGAGTACGATTGCATGGCGGCATACCAGATGTTCGGTAGCAAGTACCCTGTTGTTAGTGTACGCAACGGCGCACAAGCTGCCATTAAGGATTGCCGTAATCAGTTTGAATACCTCAACAGCTTTGAGAATGTTATCATCTGCTTTGACAGTGACGAGCCGGGACAGAACGCAGCGAACGACGTTGCAGAACTGTTCGGTAACAAGGCTAAGATAATGAAGATGCCTGACGGCAAGGATGCCAACGAGTACCTGATCAACGGTAAGCAGGGCGAGTTCTTAAAGCAGTGGTGGGAGTCAGAGGTGTTCACGCCTGACGGTATCGTTAGACCCAGTGAGTTGCTTGCGGCTATCAAAGTACCACTACGCAGGGGCCTTACCTCTTATCCCTTTCGTCAACTTGATAACATGTTATACGGAATCCGTCCTGCTGAATTGGTTACGTTGTGTGCTGGCTCAGGGCTTGGCAAGTCAACCATCCTCAGAGAGCTTGTGGTAGCCATGCTGAAGCAAGACAAGGACGGGTGTATGGGTCTTATGTTCCTAGAAGAAACGCCTGAGAGGACACTACGGGGCCTTGTAGGGCTAGAGATGAACAAGCCTATACACTTACCCGACTGCGAATACTCACCGGAGGAGGTTGACAGGGTGTACCACGCCACCAACTACGAGAACAGGGTATTCTTTTGGGACGCATTCGGAAGTAACGAGATCGAACGTGTGCTTGGACGTATGCGGTACATGGTCAAGGGGCTGGGTTGTCAGTTCATTGTACTTGACCACCTATCTATACTGGTTTCCGACCAGCAGAACGGGGATGAACGCAAGGCAATCGACATGATCATGACCAAGCTACGTATGTTTGTTCAGGAGATGCGGATCACCCTGCTTTTAGTGTCGCACTTGAAGCGTCCAGATGGTAAGTCTTTGGAGGATGGTGCGGCTACAAGTCTCGGCATGTTACGGGGCAGCGCCGCTATCGCACAGCTATCCGATGCAGTGATAGGAGCAGAGCGAAACAGTCAGGCAGAGGACGAAGAAGAACGTAACACTACCAAGCTACGTGTACTGAAGAACAGGTTCAGCGGGAAGACAGGGCCAGCAGGTAGGCTAGTCTACAACGAGGACACCGGACGATTAACAGAAGAGGAGAATGCATTGTGAGATGCAAAGCCTGCAACATAGAACTGACAGACTACGAAGCCACGCTTCGCTGCTCTAACACAGACGAGTTCATCGACGTATGCAGCAGTTGCTTATCCGCTGGCGGTGATGTAAACTTTTCTGATCGCGCTGATCTAAGGACACTGGCTGACATACCAGAGTTCAGCAGCTTGTTTGACGAACTGGATGAATACTACAATGAGTAACATGGGACGATGGATTGTACAACAGGAGCAAGAGAATGACATACGCAGTTGTAGACTTAGAGACGACACTGGACTGGACGAAGATACATCTAGCGGGTGTGTATCTCCCGAACTCTGGGAAGAGTATTGCGTGTTACAACGCTACGCAACTAAAGGAAGCCTTGACTGGTATCTCCACACTGATTGGACACAACCTGATTGGGTTCGATCTGCGTAGGCTAGAAGAAGTTTGGGACTTCGTGTGGCAAGGTGACGTTGAAGATACTATGATCATGGGTAGGCTACTCGACCCAGCCATTGAAGGTGGACATTCACTCAAGCAGTGGGCGTTACGCGCAGGCAAGGAACTCAAGGGTGACTTTAACGTTGAGGACTTTGACAGAGAAATAACACCAGCCATGATTGACTACTGCCTTCAAGACTGCCGAGCAACGTGGTATGTACACCAGCACCTGACCAAGCAGCTAAAGAAGAAAGAGTTCAGCTACGCCTGTCAGGACTTGGAACATGCAGTGGCCTTCATGGTCAGTGATCAGATCGCTAACGGCTTTGCGTTTGATTTTAATCTAGGCTGTGACATATACACACAACATGAACAACGCATGAAGGAGATCGAACATGAACTACAAGAGGTATTTCCGCCCATTGTGGAGTTGCGGTGGAGTGAGAAGACTGGCAAGCCGCTTAAGGATAAGGTTACGGCATTCAATCCGGGATCACGACAACAAGTTGCAAGCCGACTTGAAAGTAAGGGTGCAGTATGGAAGACCCTCACAGAGACAGGTAAACCGAAGGTGGACGAGACGACCCTTAAGGAAATCAGCCACATCCCTGAAGCTGTGCTGGTCTTAGAGTACCTGACACTATCCAAACGGATTGCAATGGTTAAGTCATGGCTCGACTCAGTTTCTGGATCGCGCATACATGGGTACGTCAACACATGCGGTGCTGTTACTGGGCGCATGACACACAGCAAACCCAACATGGCACAGATACCGTCTGAGTCTACGTACAGGGAATGCTTCACAGTTGAGGAGGGTAACGTGTTGGTAGGTGCTGACGCTTCTAGTCTGGAGCTACGCTGCCTAGCACACTACATGAAAGATGAAGAATACATCAGAGAATTACTTGACGGAGATGTACACTCAGCAACGCAACAGGCTGCTGGACTTGCAACAAGAGCTGATGCAAAGCGTTTTACCTATGCTCTCTTGTATGGAGCAGGAGACGCAAAGCTTGGATCTATCCTCGGAGGAAATGCTAAGACTGGCAAGCGAGCTAGAGATTCTTACCTACGAAACATGCCAGCTTTTGGGAGGCTGGTCAGAAAGGTTGAGTCACTTGCTGCAGAAGGAAGCCTACCCGGAATTGATGGACGAAGAGTCTGGATACGACACCAACATGCTGCACTGAACACACTGCTACAATCGTGTGGTGCAGTGATCATGAAACAGGCGTTAGTAATTGCAGGAGACAAACTCTGTAACGTGCCGCACAGATTTGTTGCGAACGTACACGATGAGTTTCAGGTAGAGACTACGCCAGAACACGCTGAAGAAGTAGGGAGGATACTAGTTGAATCAATCATAGAAGCAGGAGAGGTACTAGAACTACGCTGTCCAATGGACGGTGAATACAAAATAGGTAAGACATGGGCAGAAACCCATTGACACCTGTTAAAATACATGGTATAATATTACGGTAGTTAACTAAAAAGGAAAGCATTATGGATAAGCCACAACCACTTACAATCAAAGGTACACTCTACTGGGTTGAGCGTAACAAGCTCAATAAGTTCAGTGACAAGTACCAGATAGTTCTTGGTAACCTGAGCGAGAAGGCTGTATCTGCGCTCGACGACATGGGCATCGCCGCTGCTAACAAGGGTGACGAGAAGGATTACTTCATTACGATGAAGAGTAAGAATCCTATGCGCGTTACAGATGATCAGGGTGTTGAGTACGACTCCGATGTTATGATCGCTAACGGCAGTGAAGCAGTCTGTGTTGTAGGCTACTACGACTGGTCAGTAGGTACAGGACGCAGCCCAAGCATGATCAAGTGCAAGGTCACGAAGATGATCGAGTACGTTGATGATACTATCGACGAGGCTGACGCACTGTGATTCATATCGATGGGGACATTGTAGCCTACCGCTGCGCGTACAAGTCACAGGAAGACAGAGAGGAGTACGCGGCGTATAGTGCTGGTGCTTATCTGTCTGACTTGATCAGCGACTTGTACATCCTCATCGAGGACGAGCCTGAGTACCGTGTATACCTCACGGGAAAGGGCAACTTCCGCAACGAGTACGCAGTCACTGCTGGCTACAAAGCAAACAGGAAAGACAAAGAGAAACCTGAACACCTTGAAGCTATTAGGCAGTACCTGATAGACGAGTGGGCCGCTGTTGTTAGCGTAGAGGAAGAGGCAGACGACTTGATCGCCATTGCTGCTACCGCCGACGACGACTCACTGATTGTCAGTATCGACAAGGACTTCGATCAGGTTCCGGGCAAGCACTTCAATCCTAACAAGCAGAGTTTCTATGACGTTAGTCCTGAAGATGCTGTTCGTTTCTTGTATGAACAAATACTAACGGGTGACCGCGCAGATAACATCATCGGTATCAAGGGTGTAGGCCCAGTCAAGGCTAAGAAAGCACTGGCTGACTGCACAACTGAACGTGAGATGTATGATGTGTGTGTCAAAATGTATGACGACGAAGCGCGTGTCATTGAGAACGCAAGGTTACTATACCTACGCCGTCAAGAAGGAGAAATCTGGAATGCGCCGAACGAGGGATAACGTTCCGAAAGGCTACGACTCGTGGCTTGAATGGGACTTAGCGCAGCAGCTTAAGGGGTGTGAGTACCACCCTTGTGCCGTTGCATACGTACAACACAAACATTACCATCCTGACTTTACTTACAAGGCTAACGGTATAACATATTATATCGAGGCTAAGGGGAGATTCCGTGAGAAACCAGAGGCTCGTAAATATGTCGATGTCAAGAAGGCTCTCAAGCCAGAGGAGGAGTTGGTATTCGTGTTCCAAAACCCCAACAACAGAATGCCAGCAGCAACCAAGCGCAAAGACGGAAGCTACTACTGCATGTCAGACTGGGCAGAGCGTAACGGATTTGATTGGTACACTCCAAAGACTTTACCGCAGGAGTGGACGCAATGACTAGACACTTGATCATACCTGACACACAAGTAAAGCCGGGAGAGAACTATGAACATCTTCGATGGGCCGCTAGGTACGCTGTTGCTACTAAGCCTGACGTTATTATCCACCTTGGTGATCATTGGGATATGCCAAGCCTTTCCAGTTACGACGTAGGTAAGAAGTCCTTTGAGGGTCGGCGCTACTCTGAGGATGTACAGGCCGG